AACCACGCTTGATAGCGTCGTAGCCGTAGCCGGTGTTGAGCAGTTTGACCGTCTGAGAACCAGAGGTAGTAGTACATTGCGCGATGAGCGCGTCTCCATTACCAAACGCCTGACGGGTTAGCTGCTTGCGGATGTCATTGACTGCGCCCTTCATCTCGACCTCTACCGCCTTAGCGACAGCGAGGGGAGTCTTAGACGACTCATCAATGACTGCGGTGTCCAATTCGACCTGGAACCAGTGATGTGTGTAGTTGTAGTTAGCTTGCTTAATCTCCTGAGCATCAGCAGCGTTAAGCGAGTTAGTACCCGTACGTGATACGGCCGAGTATGCTCCTGAGCGACCCGTGTGGATAGGCACGATTGCCGTGTCTCCTACTTCGGAAGTAGGTGTTATCCGCTCGATCTCGTCCAAGAGGGGGTTGCCCTGATAAAGCTGGTCCTCGATGGTGTCCGAGATCCAAACCTCTTTCAGAGCAGCGATGAACCCAGTTGAGTCCTGAGCCATTGTGTACTCCTCCTAGTTGATATAGGTAGTGATTGTTTAGTTGGAACCCATAGCCATTGCGGCTGCTTGTTCCATAGCCTTCATGCGACCCTCCTCAGTGGAGTGGTCTAACTGTCGAGCGGCGGGTTGACCCTGACTGAGTTGCCTAGGAGCGCTTGCCTTAGGGGTAAGCATCTCCTTTTGACGAGAGGCGATAATGCCGTCAAGTACAGTGTGTGCTGCATTGACATTCGGCCTACCGGTCTCGTCGCGGTACTCGTCTGCGTAGAGGTACAGAAGGTTGACCTCATCCTGAGAGAATTCACGTTTAAGCGAACTCTCCAAAGAGTCGATCTGTTCTGCTACATAGAGGTCTTCTGCCTCCTCGGCCTGCTGTGCTTCGGCAAGCTGCTGTTGCTGTTGCGCTAGCTGCTCACGTTCCGTTAGCTGGGCCTCAAGGGCGTCGATACGGTCATTCGGGTCAAGTGGACCGTCCTGCTCGTAATCGTTAGTGTCCTCATCCTCTTCATCGAGATCCCACCCAAGAATCCGAAGAATCTCAGGGGCTCTCTCTGGGTCCTGCAAGCCCTGTACTATCTGGCGGGCCTGCTCTGCCTCTTTGACAGTCGCAGAGTCAGACTGGCGCTTCTTGGTGTAGTCACCTTGAAGCTGCTTGTACGCAAGTTCTAGTTGCGGACGTAGCTCCTCGGGTACTGACTCTGGGTCATAGGAGTCTGTAAAAGACTCCTCATCCGTGGTTACTGGCTGATCCTGCTCTACGGCAGGGGCGGTGTCCTCGGAAACGGCCTCATCTAGTGAGACCTCAGGCTGATCCTGAATATCAACAGGGGCCGTGTCACTCATCGGTACTTCCTCTCTATAGGTGGGGCGCATAGCGCTGATCCACCGGGTTTATTCAAACCGGGGTCGGTGTGACTAGTCCGGTTAAGCTGGGGCGCCTACGGGCGCGGTGCCTGAGCCATCTGCTGACGGCATCGAAGGCATGGGCTTTGGGCCTTGGGGCTTGGCTGCGTTCTGCATTCCAAGCTGCTCTGCCTGCGCTGACTGCAATGCAGCCTGGCGCTGGGCGTTCTGGGCCTCTAGCCTTAGGAGAGCGTCGTAATAGACCATGCAAGCCTGTTGCGCTTCCTCTTCAAGGTGATTCCACTCATCCGACTTCATGAACGTCTCAAGTCGCATCTTGTGTACTGGTATCCCGTCGAACGGTCGGGGCATCCAACCGGGTAGCTCGGTCTCCATGATCGGATTCCCGAACTCATCTATTGCGGGTTCGCCCGTTTCGTCATCAAGGCGGGGAGCCTCCTCGCCGGGGAATGCCTTACGGGGAGGTAGGTCCCAGAACTGACCTGAGCGAATCTGAGCGATGATGAAGTTAACTCGCGCTTCATCCTCTTCGTATGACTCGTTGAGTCGATCCGGGTCCGCTGATGACAGTGCGGAGATGATGACCTCGGGCGGGAAGTGACCTGGAAACATCTGAGCCAAGTTCATGATGCGTTGCTCGATGGCAGGACGGGTAAGGGGCTCTAGCGATCCGGCAGAGACACGTACGTCAGTCTGCCCTCTGAGGTCGGCGCCCTTGAAGTCAGAGATAGCCTCCCATCCGGTCCTGCCTCGGAACTTAACTAGACGGTCCTCTGTGTAGTACAACTGCACTAGACACAGGGCGTCTCGCATGAAGCGGGCATGTACCTTGGCAAGGTCTTCAATGAAGTCTTGCCATGCAAGGGCATCCTTCTGAAAGATGGTACTCATGGCCTTACCGGACTCGACTGAGGCGGGAACCTGAGTGTCAAGAGCTATGGAGCCGATCTCGCGCTCGGCACGGTCTCTCTCCTCACCGAACTCGCGAGGCATCGAAGGCATGTCGCGCCACTTGATATCGCCGCCAAGAAGGTCGGCGGGGTCATATTCGAGGATGGCGCCCGGTTGGTCAGTGACCTCGCCCTTGATTGAACCCTCCGGGGCTGTCATCTGAGGGATGAGAACTAGCTGTAGATACTCGGCCGCCTTGTTCGAGGCATAGTCGTACTGGCGAAGGGACTCAACTAGTGAACCGATAAGCCCTCTATCGCGATCAGAGTCCGCATCAATGGTGTAGTAGAGCCTATGGAGGCAGGGGGCATCTACAACGTTGCCTTCATGGTCACGTAGGGGATAGTCTTCCTCGGGGAAGATTGTGCGACCGTTGGCGAAGATCATCCTGCGACCGTTCGGGTACTTGGGGCAGGGGCGCTCTAGGAACTCAGTCACGATGACGAGGTTCGGGCCTTTGTTGCGGTTGGTACCGAGACCCTTGGAAGCGTTGTCTGCCGTGAGGGAGTCACCTATGAAGCCCTCTTCGGCTTCGACTGCATCCTTGGGGCGGGCATGTTCGATGGCGAACCAGGGAGATTCCTCAAAGCGCACTCCGGGCTCCCATATGACCTCTAGGCCACCGTAGACGGCAGCTTTGACCTCACCCATACCGATCTTGCGGGGAGGCTGAGTAGGATCGTCAGAGGGGATGTCAACGTACGGTCCAACTGATGAGTCCCAGAAAGGCATGATGAAGCCTTCCTCGGTGACCAGGGCGTTCCATACGAGGCGGCGGAAAGCCTCCTTGATGTCCCAGATTTCATACCCTGCCGCAGCTACGTTCTTAGCTGTACGCGCTGCCGAGTAGTCCTCAGGGTCAGAGGATGCGGGAAGGACTTCGTAACCAGGGATGCGCTGAGTGGCCGCTGAGACCTTGCCCTTGATGATGGGGGCGAGGAGATCGTGAGACCGACGTACTCTGTGGTCGGGCCTGTAGCCTCCCTGGAGGACGGAGACGGTGTCCTGCAAGTTGAGGCTCGTGCCGCTCTTGTCGATAGAGACGTAGTGATTGTTCGCGGCAAATGAGATTGCCTCTTCCCTACGTGCAGCTACCTGCTTGAGTCTGTCCTGACCTCGCTTGAGCCGGTCCTGTACTCCCGCAGGGATCTTGGGTGCCTTGGGAGGGCGTACCGCGTCGAGAGCCTTACCGGCAACCTCACTAACCGTTGCCATTCGCACCTGTGTCTAGAGACTCAAGGAAAGCGGCGTCGTCATTGAGCGCCAGTACACGAGCCTTGGGCTTGTCAGTCTTCTCACTAAACAACCGTGCCGCCTGCTCGGGAGCCTGGATGCGACCGTTCAACTCTCGGCGCTCAGAAGCCCATTGCTTGCGCTCCTTGTCGAAGGTAAGCGTCTGGAGAAGGATGTAGCCCAGTAGGGCAGCGATGAGTAAGCTGAGTACAAGTGTCATGGGTTTACTATTCTGTTGCGGGAAGAGAGTGCAGCAAGTGGCAAACCCCCGGCTTTTTCTTCGGCCGTGATCGACACGTTCAATTCGGTGATCTGTCCTGCGGTTAGGACTTTCCCGAAGACGGCAAAGGGGAATTGCTTCCCGTCCCACGGATCAGTAGATGCTTTGCGGGCACCCACCTGTAGTACACCTGGGCTTGCGGGAAAGGAACCGGTGTTGGCTTTGGCGCCAACACTCACACCGTTGATGTAAAGCTCAGCCTGTTTGGTTGAGTCATTCCAAGTCATCGCCCAGAAGACGGTGACTGCGTTGCCCGGCCAAGCTGATGTCCAACTTGTAAGGTTGGTGTCGTTAGGCCACCATTCCAACGTCTGGTTGCCGCTGCCGATACGGAGTAGGGGAGCGAGGGATTCGGCTTTGCCTCCAAACAACGTGTCGAAGCTCGCACTTGCGTCTCGTTTGGCGAGCCCGCAGAAGGTGCGAGAGGAACCGATGACGAATGGGCTATAGGCAGTGAGGACTAGATCGTTGGTTCCGTCTAGCTCGGCCAGGGCGCCGCCGTCGATCAGGCCGGGTTCCACTAGGGAGGCACCGTTTTTGAGTTCGGCACTACCTCCCGCTGTACCAAGATTGGTCAGGGCGCTGGCTGCCGTAGCAGGAGCTAGGAGATAGGTCGCTTCGAGCGACTGAGCTTTACTGACGAACGCGGGAAGGCCCACTGCCTATACCTCAGAGATGCAGAGGTTGGAAGCGCCTGTAGCGGCTGCTGCCGTAACTACTCCCGTGTAGTCATCAATGATGACGGCTCCGCCTTCTTTGTTGAGACGGATGCCTTTGTTGATGGCGGCTCCTGAGCCCTTGTACACATAGATGACGTTGGCTGAGTCATTGGTCAGTGTCAGGGAGATGCGAGCGGGGTTAGATGCCGAGACGCTGGTGGCTTCTTCTTTTTTGATTTCGACTACGTTCCCCGGAGTCTTGGCCGTGGTGGAACGTGTACGCACTGGATTGGCTACTGCACCCATTAGGCCAAAGCCTCCTTAAGGGACTGGCGGGCTTCACTGATCGCGTCTGAGGCATCTACGAGGGCCTGTAGCCGCTCGACCTCAGCAGTCAGGCGCTTTACCTGACGGTCAGATTCACGGAGTGCGCTCTTGGGCTCCATACCCAACAGCTTTCGAGCGACCGCTTCTACGGTGCCGCGCCTGATGTATATGTGTGGATCGACCCCTACGTAGTCGGCGCCGAAGTCGATGATCTCTCCGTCAGAGCGATTGGTGACGATGCATGTATGGGGTGGGAAGGCCAAGGGCTTCTCAACCAACTTGGCGCGCTCTCCGTTTGCTGACAATGTTTCTCCTTAAGTGAATATGCCGAGTGGTCCGGCGTTGGTGCGCTTGACGGGTCGGTACCCAGGGGCGGTACCGGGAACCCATGTCTGAGTAAGAGCCTGCGTACGTTCACGCGACCTACTCGGTAGTGGACGCTGTAGGCAGAGGTAACGCATAACGTCACACCCGTGGTCATCCCTCTTGACTACGCCAAAGCTGCCGTCGTCTTTGAGTTCCTTGCGGTAGCGACCTACCTCCCAGCGAAGTTTTGTGCAGCGCTCATTGATACGAATGAGCGGCTGAGGGTTACCTTCGGCGTCGGTGTGTTCCATCCGGCGAAGTACCTCAAAGATCCCCGCGTCTACATCGTTTTTGGCAGGGAAGACTTTGACGCCTGCTCGACGGTAGGCCATGTCGGTGCGCTCGCCTGTCTGTACGTCTCGACTGGCTCCAGCGGGGTCGATGATGGTGAGCTTGGGACGGGTGGGGAGTCCCCATTCAGCCCGCTTGTACCTCAGTTTCTCTGCGGCGTACTCAGGTACGGCCCACTTGTTCGATAGGAAAAGCTCGTCATAAATCCAAAGGATGTTGTCCTTATCGAATCCAGCGAGGAGGATTGCCGTGGTGACAATTCCGGGGTCGATGCCGTCGAAGTGAGTGAGGCTCTTGACGAAAGTGTTGTCGATGGGCTCCGCGTTGAATAGGTGAGCCTCGCCAAAAGACTCATAAACGAGTCCGGCAGCGTGTACGAACTTGCCTGACTTGCGGGCCTCACGCATACTCACGCGGGTTTTGGCTTCCGCTTCTTCTCGCCCTACTTTGTCTAGGTGAGGGTTATCGTCCTGATCGGCCTGTACAAGCACCATCTGATCGTTTACCCAACAGAGGGGAGAGCGTTCCTCACCACGTTCTTCCCATAGCTGATCGTAAGTCCAACCGAGACCGTGGACGGGGGAGAAGGTAAAGAGTTCGTCTCCTCGCGTCTCAATGAGGCGCTGAGCGTTCTCTTCCCTGATTTCCTCACCCTTCGTACCTTTGGGTTCCTCGTCATAATGAACCCGCTCGCGGGAGGTACCTCCGAACTTGGAGATGTCCTGCTCGCAAGTCATGAACTCAAAGAAGGACCCGTTGGCGAACTGAAGTACGTGGTTCTTATCCGAGTACGCTGATTCCCAAGAGCCTTCTAGTAGCTGAGCCGGGGGAACCCACTGGCGGATAGTTTCCAGTACCGAGTGAAAGGGTCTACCGAAATCAGGTACAACGATGCGGCAGCGAAAGGGTGGTTCCCATATCTTGAACTTGACTAGGTGTACTGGAAGGATCTCGGCATCGACGGCCTGGATCAGGTCATCGAGGATTCCGGCGACACTCTTGCCTGATCGGTTTCCTCCTAGGAAGACTCTGATCTTGCGAATGAACCTATGAAAGGCAAGCTGCTTCTCGTGCGGGTAATACCCGATGAGAGGATTGGCCTCTAGGAGGCGAAGGTATTTGCGAAGCTCGATCTGATTCTCAGGGA